CATATCTTGATTTTGTAAGTCTTATGTGTTTAGCATATAAGTTATTTACAGGAAAATCATCAACGATTTTCATTAAAGAAAAAATAAAAAATTTATTTGTGAGTGAATTACAATCTAATGATTTTTCATCAGTATTATTTAAATGTCGTCAGGCATTTAATACTTTTGAAACTGTATGTGAAAACCCTTTAATTAAAAAATTCTCATCTTTGTATACATATTTGTTAGTGCAAGGTTTTTTAACCAAATTTGGATTATCATTAAATGATGATGATTATTCAAGAATGGAACAAAAAGCCATGTTGTTAAATTTTTCATCGCGTAAAGCTTTGATAATGAACATTCTTGATACCACACTATTTATTTGTGAACGATATCAAGAATGGGTCGAGACTGGAGACTTTTGTGCATTTACACATTCTGAAGCAGAATATGCCAATTGGGCAAAAGAAGCTGATCGTGTATTAGCCTTAGCTCCTTTTACTAGTAATTTAGAAGCACATGGAACTTCATACTTCACTTATTTATCTGATTTGAATAATGCTGTTGAGAAAGGTGAAGCTTATGTAAAGTTTACTTCTAAAACTAGTTCTTTCGAAGCCAGTGCGATGAAGCGTAAATTATATACTTTGCAATTATTAAAAAATACAGAAATAACTAAACGTGCATCTCAAAAAGAGCGTAAATCACCATTTGGTGTTTTAATCCATGGAACTTCTAGCGTAGCTAAATCAACTTTTTCTAAAATGTTGTACTACTATTATGGTAGTCTATTTAATTTAGATAAAGATGATCATTTTAGATACGTTCGAAATCCAGCTGATGAATATTGGAGTAATTATGACTCAAGTAAGTGGTGCATTCAAATGGATGATATCGCATTTTTATTACCATCGGCAGCATCCGAAGTTGATCCTACATTGATGGAGATGTTGAATGTTGTTAATAATGTACCTTATGTTCCTCCGCAAGCAGCTATTGAAGATAAAGGAAAGACACCTGTTATGGCTAAATTAGTTATTGCTACTAGTAATGCTAGTGATTTGAATGCCAATGATTATTTTTGGTGTCCTTTAGCTGTTCGTAGAAGATTACCATATGTAATTAACGTAGAACCAAAGAAGGAATATCTTCATGAAAATCAACGATTCATAGATTCTACAAAATTGGGTTCAACTGGTAAATTATTTCCTAATTGGTGGAAAATAACTGTACAAAAAATTATACCTATTTTTGATGGTCAACGTGATCGTGCAGCTTTAGAAACAGTTAATGTTTATGAAGATATTGATGAATTTTTACGTGATTTTGGTCTAAATGCCAAAAAACATGAAGAAACTCAAGAAAGAGCTATGCATTGTGATGTTGATATGAAACATATTACAGTATGCTCTGAATGTTTATATAACAAAGAATCATGTAAATGTGAATTTAATACTCAATCTTTAGATGAATTTACTTGGATAACATTTAAACGTGAAACTTATTATCAGAGATTTTGTTGTTGGATTTTATCATATTATCTATGGTTTATGCAACTCAATCTTATATTAAATTTAATTTTGTGGGCC